CTTTTATGATGATGTGCTAATACTGTGTGTCTATGAGAGCGTCGCACTGGACCACTTTGGGCGGGTCCACCCGTTCTCAACGTCTTCTGTCTTGAGCCTTCTTCTCTTTCGGCTCTTTGGGCTTAGTTTTCCTATGCGCTTTGTCGTCATCATCCTCACTATCAGATTCAGCAGCTTGACTCTTCTTTTTGGGTTTTGGTTTTGGAACCGGCCGCGTGACAGCGTCCGCCATCTTTTGGACGGTGTCCGCGTGCTGTCCCTATAAGAGCATGGGTGCGGCGGCAGCAAGCACTGGTGCGACATCCTTTATGCCGGACCATATGCTCCTCCCCACATCCTTAATGCCCTCCCAAATATCATCCCAATGCAATTCGTTTGTGTGCCACTGTTGTAGCCCCGACAACACGAAGAGTGCCTCTTTCAGCTCTTGATCAGTCAACTTACCACGCCTAACCTCTATCCACTGGTTAAGGGTGGTGTACTCCAATGCTGCGGCGATAGTCAAATAACCCACTTGGCCGGCAAGCACGTTGCAGGAGGCAATGGTTACCAGGTAATCCGACTCGGGATATATGGTGAACACATTGTCCTCATACTGTGTTGCTTGAATTCCGTCAGATGGGAGCTCATAAATGACCATGGCGGCAATATCAAGGGTAGAGGTGGGCTTCAAAAACCCATAATTCCCCTCCTTAATGTCGCGGGTGACAGATTTCTTGTCAGCGGCGACTGTTTGGAAGTCTGTAAACTGGAGCCATGCACTGCCCTTTGGGGCTTGCAACCCAACTATCTGCCCTTGATTGTTCAAGTTTGAGGCAGTGTTGGTATACATGAGTGATACTGCTGTGATGCGCAAAGCTTCCACGAATGCAAAATTATCTGCATACCCGGGCAGGGATTTCTGTCCCCACACGGTGCATGGATAGGCACCTGCACCCCCCACCACGAGTGTGAGATCTCCCACACTCAAAGCAGCTACGCTGCCCGGTTGGCTGTAACCAAAGGCGAAGGCGTAGTATCCGGTAACATCCGCTGTGTAAGTGAATGTTTGCACACCCGAAATTTGGGCGTGTGCAAACTGTGTCACAGGGATCCAGATGCCAGCATTCAACCGCTTGATTGCGAGCGTCACGGTGGAGCCAGGGGCATATACCCCTGGATTGAGGGTGATCTGGAGGACATCGCCCCCCGTCATGATCATACCTCGGTGTTGGTCCGCTGGACCAATGCGGCCAGTGAATAATGTTGAACCATGGGGTTGGTCACCCGACAGCCATGGTATCGATCCCCCAGCATCCCTATAAAGCGGGAATGCTTCTGTTAATCCAACAGGGGAGTAGAGAAAACCACATTTATACGACGCAGGCCCTGCCAGTGCCACTGGTCTAATGGATGCCCTCAACGCATCTCGAAATGCGTACGAGCAGTGGACCCCGGCCGACATTTCGGTGGGGAGCCTACCCGTAGGGTAAGTGACATCCTCGCGCCTCCAAGGGGTCGCTAGGGCAGTCGGGTCGGATCCTTCTGCGCCCCCATACCTTGTTGTGACATAGTCTTTAGGCATGGCGATGGCTGCTAGAAATTGGACCACGTGGTTGGGGAGCCCCTTTCCGTGGAGCTTGAGTTCAGAACGAACCAATTGTTTGGTGCGCTTCTCGTTGAACCCGTCCCCCGCATTTCTACTTGGGTGAGATCGATTCTTCACTTTCTTCATTCGTGGAGTTTGTTTCGTTTTGCCTGTGGCGGCCTTCATGTCCGCCATGTTTTTACACACAGGGCGTGGTATAGCGCCAGGGGTGCCAAACCCCTACTTCACACGGCGCTCGCTTACGGTGTTACTGTGCAACCCCGTGCTGGTTCACGGCGAACATTGTTTGAACGCCGAACATGACCCCCATTGACATGATGTTCCACATCATGTGTGTTGCCAATCTCTTCCAATAACTCTTGTGCTCTGGCCCCAACCACGAGTGGAAGCCCATCTTCCACAAGAGAAGACTGACTCCACCTTTGGTGAAACCTGAGAGTTTCAGGAAGGGATATCCCTCAAAGAAGCCGAATGCTGCTCCGGCATACTTTAATCCCAACCAACTTGCCATCTCCTTGATGGTCTCCTCCACCAAAGGTGTGAAGACCACGACATCAATGACGAAGTCAGCCAGGGCAGACCCGGTAGACAGTTTGGTTCCTGTCAAATTAATTATGGTCTGCCTCCAGAGGGAATGAAACACGTAAGTTGTGACTTCATGTTTCATGAATGGGGGTGTGAATACAACTTTAAACTGGGCAATCTCATCGATGAGCTCTGCGACGGCCGGTGTGGTTCCGTGGATGGCAGATGCCACCCAGTGCCAAATACGGCGTCGGATTGGGGAGATTTTCAAGATCTGGTGGGCAAATGCAGCTGGATTCACGAGGTCGCGAATGTACGAGAGGAACTTCGACTTTGATGCTTTTGGCCCGGTGACGTCCAGTGGTGTGTCTTTGTCACACAACGCCTGGATGACCGGGTGTTGAACATCTCCGTTAAACAAGTCTGCTCTCGATAAATAATTCTCGCAATCCTCAACCTGGGCTGGCTCCAATCCATACCTTGTGCAGAACCACTCGATGGTGTCTTGGTTTGATTCATACCATCCGGTGGTGTGTGGCCTGTGCTCGTGGTATACTACCTCGATGCCTGCATGCCAATGTTCTGCAACCACTCTCCCGACAATCACCCTCATGACAGGGACGAAATTGAAGTCCCTGTGCAACCCCTTACACACCCCGACGAACCACTCAAAATACTTTTGATCTGGGTTCGCCTCATTTTCATAGTTGTGTGTGCACCAACCAAACTTTGCAAGCATTCTCCCCGGCAGGGGCGCCCACACATATGTGGGCCCGTCATGTGCCTGACAAGGGATGAATGCCCCTGAACAGAATGTGCCTTGATTGCCTCGCCCTTGAACAACCTCCAATGGGAAGCCAGCAGCTTTTGCTCTAGCAATTATGTCCTCATTTCTCGGGGCGGCAATGTTGGCTGGGTAAATGAACAGAGAATCATCCCCAAGGACGAATAGAAAACCATGTTTAAAGATGTTTCCAATAAAGATTTCTGCAAGCCTCTCGCAAATAATGGAATTACCACAGGATGTGTTTCCATCGCCTGAGTTTCTACAAGCCCAAATCATTGCGGCCACAAGGGACCCTAGGGACCCTTTGGCACGATCAATCCAGACAACCTTTTTCTTCAGTGCCTGGATGGCTAGTAGCCTAAGTTTCTTCATGGCCACTCCCATTAGCTTGTAAACTCTCAACTCATAGGCGTAATGCTCGGGGCGAATACAGCCATCAAAATTTTTGGCATCAGCCTCAATAAACTGGATGTTTGCTTCACCACCCAACAGCTCAATAATGGCTTTAAAAACTTTGCCTAACTGGTCGGGGGTACGACCTGAGCTGTAAATCACTTTGGTGGTGACTCCATCCCACACTATTTTCAGCCAATTGCTTATGGCCAGTGTGATTGGTCCAGTTTTCACCAGGTACTCGGGCATTGGGCCGGAGATAATCCGAGGTTTTAGCTCGTTCTCAACAACCTGTTCATAGCCCAAGAATCTCCACATTCTTTGAAAGAAGGATGTGGGCCCGTACGATACGAGCCCAACCTTCGGATAACCTTCTCTCTTGATGAAGATCTGCCTGGTGGAGTAACATGCAGGTTTCTGCTCTGTTCTCTCCTCTTCAGCCGCTTTGGCCAAAATCTGTCTTCTGTCCGGTTTGAACCTACCCAACCACTGGGGGAAGGGGACGGGTGCCAGGATTCCTTTCCTGGCCAGCTTCATCGCTGCCTCCGTCAAGTCATTGAACCCTGCAATGGGGTTGTAATCCAGTGCCATGAGCCGAACTCTCAGGCCTAGATTAATGTTGTGGTGGCAACTTGCTGCCACTGAAGGCTGTCTGCACCGCACCTTGAACACACCGACGTTCCCGAACTGCAATTGACAGTCTCCTCTGAACTCCGTCCGAATTGAGTGTAGGGGTTTGCCGGTCTTCCAGTGTTTCCCAATTGGTGGGGGCACGACTTCCTTTGCACAAAGGGCGAACCAGGGTAGAAACCGCCTCGCTGGTGGGGTTAATGCCTGTGTCTTCGCCACTCCATAGAGGGCTGCTGCCACCATTGTGGTGGCCACGGCCCGGTCCATCTGGTGCTCCACATGCTGCTTTGTCGCGGTCATGAGGATGCGTGTCAGCCCGGGCCACCTAAGCGTGGGGCGTACGGGGGACATGAACCAGATGGCTGCCAAGGTGGCCATGGCTGCTCCGGCCACTACCCACCTTGGTTCAGGGGCAACATCCATCCATGTTGCAGCGGCCTGATTGGCCTTTTCGATGAGAGGAGCAAGCGGTTTTAAGGCAGTGAAATGCCGCTTGTTTAGGAGGGCTGCCCTGTGCAATGCCAATCTCACTGATGGTAGCAACATTTCTGATGCCACATCAATTGGTAGGTTGATATTGTTTTTCAACAGGAGCCTAGCCGAATTCATGGCTGATTCCACAGCAGCCTGGGTGATTGTGCCCCCCGCTAAACGGAAGGTTGTGTTTTCCACAATCATTCTACTCACATAGACCATGTGGGGGCCTGGAGCCCCGACATCCCTGACCCAAAAACCCAGCGGCCCAGCTAGGACCTCATACTCTGACGGTTCAACTTTAGGTAAAAACCGCCCGAATGTTGAGTTCCACATTGAGCTGAACCGCTGTTTTAGGGTTCTGTTGTCACCAATGGCCTCAGCCAAAGTGGCGATGAACTGCTGGTCCTTGGTTCCCGTTATGGTCACGGAATCTCTTTGTTCTGCCAACAACTCTAACAAGTCGTGGGGATTCCTTGGGAGCCGGACGGGCGGGTTCACGGCCAGTGTGAACTTTGTTTTGTAAAGGCCCAATTCCTTTGGGCCAATTTGCTCAGAGTCCCAGACGAGGTGCCGCAGTCCCTGCTGTGTTTCTGCGGTGTGGTACGCTTTGTCCATCCAGGACATTGCGCTGTGGGTGTATGGCACTCCATTGCCTGCCACATCCATGGTAACAAGGCCTGGTGCTGTTTTGAAGTCGGTCAATTTGTAGACTGCTTCGCCGGCAAAACTGCCGGCAATGTCAAACCTGTGGTGGAGTGCAATCATGGTGGGACACGCCGTGTCGACCATGAAGTTCACAATGTCCGTAGGATGGAGGTAATACAGCGAATGGATTGACATTGCTGGACGCCCTCTAACGCAGACACATTCAGTAATCCGATGGTTGCACATTGACAACAATTGCGGATTCATCCCCACGAGGCCTATGGCCTCCAAAATTCTCCCATTATCGCCTGGGAGAAGGTTTGGCATCAACATGTGGACAGCACGCCCTCTTCTGGCATGCCTTCTGGCGCACGCGCCAACGTCCACAATAACACCCGGACCATACGTCCTCGCCAACTGATCCCAAATGACTTGTTCAAACACCGCACGTGATGCAGCCAATTTAGGGTGCAGCATGGATGATTGACCATTGGTCAAAAGGTAATCTGGAACTGACTTTTGGAGGTCGTCCAGAAATTGTGCTGGAACCTCCTGAGACAAAACAAATGGTGGTCTTGTGAGTTTCTTCAACTGATTGAAGAGACCCGGAATAATTTGTCCATCCTCATCATGGAAAGTCACTGCATTGTGCCTGGCTACAATTGCCATCACATTGCCCTGAGGAGTGTAAGCACTGAACAACCCTGTAAGGGTTGCAGCTGGCTTCTTCAACTTCAGAATGGTGGGCACAGGCGTGTTCCGTGCAGCCCAATATTCAAACACTTGTTGCGGTGGTTGTACTGGTGGTGCCCGGGCAGGCGGTGCTCGTCCTCCTCGTTGTGCCATCC